AGGGAATGGAGGGAAGCAAATGAAGAAATTTTGGAACTGGGTTAAAAACGAGGATTCCTCAAGAACCCTTTACCTTGAAGGAGCCATAGCTGAGGAAACTTGGTTTGGAGACGAAGTAACACCCAAGCAGTTCAAAACTGAATTAATGAGTGGAAACGGTGACATCACCATCTGGATCAACTCTCCGGGTGGTGATGTTTTTTGTGCCAGCCAGATTTATAACATGCTGATGGACTACAAGGGCAATGTCACTGTGAAGATTGATGGGATTGCGGCAAGTGCAGCTTCTGTTATTGCTATGGCTGGGAGCGAAGTGCTTATATCCCCAACCGGGTTACTGATGATTCATAATCCCATGACCATTGCTTTTGGTGACACCGTAGAAATGGAGAAGGCAATCTCCATGTTGGAAGAGGTCAAGGAAAGCATTATCAATGCCTACGAGTTAAAGACCGGACTTTCAAGAACCAAGCTTTCAAACCTGATGGATGCGGAGAGTTGGCTCAATGCCAAAAAGGCAGTCGAACTTGGGTTTGCGGACGGAATCCTGTTTGCAAAAGAAGAAGTGCAGCAGCCAAGTGGTGAAGGGATTATCTTCAGCAGGATGGCAGTTACCAACTCGCTGATGAGCAAGCTGCCACAAAAGGAAATTCAAAAAGGAACAGATGTAAACGAATTACTCAAGAGGCTTGACCTCTTGAAATTATAAGGAGGAAACAAATATGAGTCTGAATTTGGAATTGAGAGAAAAAAGAGGAAAGGCATGGGAAGCTGCAAAAGCGTTTCTCAATGCAAAAAGAGGGCCAGATGGTCTGGTTTCACCGGAGAACAAGGAAATTTATGAAAGAATGGAAGCGGAAGTCTTCAATCTAGGAAAAGAGATTGAGCTTCTGGAAAGGCAGCAGGCAGTTGACCTTGAACTTTCCAAAGCCATAAACACACCGATTGTAAACAAGCCTACTGGAGCAGTTGAAGAAAAGACAGGCAGGGCAAGCAACGATTACCGCCAGGCTTTCTGGAAGGCAATGAAAAACAAAAACAGCCTTGATGTGCAGAATGCCCTGCAGATCGGAACTGACAGCGAGGGAGGGTACCTTGTGCCGGATGAGTTTGAAAGAACGCTGGTGGAGAGCCTCGTGGAAGAGAATATCTTCAGGCAGCTTGCAAAAGTGATCACCACCGCCTCGGGAGACAAAAAAATCCCTGTGGTGGCATCCAAGGGAACGGCATCATGGGTGGAAGAGGAAGGAAACATTCCCGAATCGGATGATGCTTTTGGGCAGGTTTCCATCGGAGCATTTAAGCTTGCCACCATGATCAAGGTATCAGAGGAGCTTTTGAACGACAGCATTTTCAACCTTGAGAACTACATTGCAAAGGAATTTGCAAGAAGAATCGGAACCAAGGAAGAGGAAGCCTTCTTCATTGGAAATGGCACAGGTAAACCTACTGGTATTTTTAACGCAACCGGGGGAGCAAGCCTTGGCGTGACAGCGGCAAGTGCAACAGCCATCACAGTGGATGAAGTAATTGACCTTTACCACAGCCTTGGTTCACCGTACCGCAAAAATGCCGTGTTTGTAATGAATGATGCAACTGTAAAAGCAATCAGAAAGCTGAAGGATGGAAACGGTCAGTACATTTGGCAGCCATCCATAGCTATTGGTCAGCCGGATACCATTTTGAACAGGCCTGTTAAAACTTCTGCTTTTGTTCCAACAATTGAAGCAGCGGCGAAAACCATCGCATTCGGAGATTTCAGCTACTACTGGATTGCCGACAGACAGGGCAGATCATTCCAAAGATTGAACGAACTCTTTGCTGCAACAGGTCAGGTCGGTTTCAGGGCAACACAGAGGGTTGATGGAAAGCTGATTCTTGCTGAAGCCATCAAGGTGCTTCAGCAGAAAGCGTAGGTGAACCATGAGCAACGTTAAAAATTATACCGAGCAAGGCGGCGATAAGACAGTAATCGGCGGTACTCTTGAGATTACCGTCGGAGGGAAACTTACCTTTGATGGTGCTGAACTGAAGCCTGCTGAAACACAGGCTGACAGTACAGCTACAACCATTGCTGACTTGAAGGGTGATTTCAATGCCCTGCTTGCGAAGCTGAAAACGGCAGGAGTAATGGTATCAGAATAAGGAGGTGTTGGCTTTGGTGGTCACACTGGAGGAAACAAAAGCATTTCTAAGACTTGACTCAGACCACGAGGACACCCTTATAACCAGTTTTATAACAGCAGCGGAGGATATCGTAGAAGGTGTCCTCCGTTTCCCTCTTTCTGACTTTATTGCAGATGGAGGTGTGCTGCCGGAACTTGTAAAAACAACAATCTGGTATGTGGTGTCACAGTTTTATGAGTTTCGTGAGAATGTGGATGTAAAAAGACTTCAGGAAACAGCGGCTCTTTTGCTAACAGCATACCGGAATAAGGAGTGGTGAGGCTATGGCTTGGAACAATCAAAAAAGGCAGTATGTCGGGCAGGGCAGTATGTCAAAGCCTCTTCTCTCTATTGGGAAGCTGCGGCACAGAATCAAGCTTCAGTCATACGTTTCCTCTAAGAATTCCTTCGGAGAGGAACGGAAAGTGTGGAGCGATTTTGCGGAAGTTTCCGCAAGTGTGGAGCCTTTGTCGGGCAAGGAGTTATTTGCAGCACAACAGCTTCATGCGGAAAGTACTGTTCAGATCATCATCCGGTATATAGAGGGAGTCAACACCCAAATGAGAGTGCTATTCAAGGATGAAAATCTTGATATTCTGCATGTTTCAAACAAGGATGAACGGAACATCGCACTATATCTGCTCTGTAAGGAGCATGAGGAGGTGGTCTGATGGCACGAAGTTATTCTGCAAGGGCAAAGAAAGTAAGAGCCGAGGTGGAAGGTGCGGAGGAGATTATAAAGCTACTTAAGGAAATGGGACAGAATGCTGAAAATGTTCTGCTCCAGGCGGCAGAGGCTGGAGGTAAAGTTGCCCTTGATGATGCCAAAAGAAGGTGTCCTGTTAGAACCGGCAAACTCAGAAGCAGTCTTCAGCTTGAAGTTGGCAAAAGCACTCCCTATAAAGCGGATGTTAGGGTAAAGCCCGGCAAGGAAGAATACTATGGCACTTTTGTTGAACTTGGTACCGAAAACCAGGCAGCACAGCCTTTCATGAGACCTGCGGTGGATGAGAACAAGGAAAAAATATCTGAAAAGGTAACAAGTGAACTCAGCCGTGCAGTCGGAAAAGCGAGGTGACGGGATGTTTGAGGAAACCTTATACACTCATTTAATCAACGCAGCCGAAGTGAAGGCAATTGTCCAGGACAGGATATACCCGCTTATGATCCCTCAGAACAAAAGCCTTCCCGCTGTTACCTATCAGAAAATATCAGGAGAAAGGCTTCATTCTTTGCAGGGTGACACAGGATACACAACTCCGGTGTTTCAGATATCGGCAAGGGCTGAAACTTATGCCCAGTGTAAGGCACTGGCACAAGAAATCCGGCTTTGCCTTCAAAACTTTACAGGACAAATGGGCGGCACCGATGGATTGAATATCGGTGCTGTTTTAATGCTGGGCGAGGTTGAAGGCTATGAGCCAGACACGGGTGGCTGGTACAGTCACATGGATTTTCAATTTCATTATGAAGAAAGGGTGATATAGATGGCCGGAACAGCAGGTAAAAAAGGAAAGGTCATGATTGGGGCAAATGCAGTAACTGCTTTGAATAACTGGTCTTTGGAGCTCGGGTTGGATACCTTGGAAACCACAGCCTTCGGTGATGAGTGGAAAAACTTCATTGCAGGTCTTAAAGAGTGGTCGGCAAGCTCAGAGGGAGCGTACAACGTACACGCAGATACCAATGGACAGGCTGCACTTCAGAATGCTTTCCTCAATGGAACAGAGGTGGACTTGAAGCTGTATGTTAACACCACGAACTACTATAGTGGGCAGGCGATCATTTCAAGTCTGTCAGTGGAAGACCCGGTGGATGACATTGTGACCATTTCCATTGAATTTCAGGGTAATGGCGCATTGTCCTACACATAGGAGGTGGCTATAGATGGGTGAAATAGCCGGAAAGGTTGGCGGTGTATTCGTCCAGACGGAAGCAGCACCAACGGCATTTACAGATGAGGCAACAACGGCAGACCTAAGTTTAAGAAGATTTACAATCTCCGATGGCACCAAATGCTATTGGGATAAAAATTCACCAGTTACAGTTAAGGTGAATGGAGAGGTTCAGACTACAGGCTTTGAAGTTGAATACTGTGGCGGAGTTGTAGTCTTTGAAGATGCAAAGGACGGTGACGATGTCATTCTGGTTAGCGGGAAGTCAGTAACCGTTGAGCAGCATGGTGGCTTTTTCAATTGGTCAGCCGAACTTGGAATGGAAACACCCGAGGCCACAACCTTCATGTCAAATGGATGGAAGGAATTCATCACATCTATCAAGGAGTTTTCCGCCTCGGCTGAAAGTTACTGGGGCGATGAGGAGTTCTTCTCAAGGCTTGGACAGGAGGTTATTATTGCACTTTACGCGGATACTACCGCTTCAAAGGCAAGGTATGAAGGTTACGGGATTATCAAGTCTGATGGTGTTGAGACTGCCACAGATGATGTTGTAAATGAATCAATAGAAATTCAGGGCGTTGGTGCCCTATATTACAGGGAGGGCTAAAAAAGATGGCAAAACAGAGTGTGACATTGGAACTGGATAAGCCGAGGAGCCTGCGTTTTGGACTGAATGCGCTGGTGAGGGTTGAAGAAATGATTGGAAAGCCGATCAGCAAGCTGGACCTGGACAACATCAGTGTGAAGGATATGAGAACCATTATTTATGCTGGACTTTTCCATGAAGACAAGAACCTCACACCGGAAAAGGTCGGAGAACTGATTGACGATTTTTCTGATATCAATACTGTTGCAGAAAAATTGGGCGAGGCGATGACAGAGGCATTTGGAAGAAAAAACGGGAAGAAACCGGCAGTGACAAAGGAGAAGACTGGGACTGGAACAGACTCCTAAAGGTTGCGGTCGGTGTGATGGGACTTTCGCCGGATGAATTTTGGAGGCTGACACCTTTTGAATTCAATCTTATAGCTGAGGGGTTTGTTGCAAGAGAGGAACGAAAAACCAGTGATCTTCTCTATCTTGCATGGCATGTAGAAGCCTTTGCAAGAGCCAAGAAGCTGCCAAAGCTTGAGACACTTATGAAAAAGCGGAAGCCGAAAGCACAGAAGAAAACATATACAAAGGAAGAACTTATAAATATGGCAAAGCAGAAGGGACTTGCCGGGCCATGGTAAAGTCCTTTTTTGCTGCTTGGAAGGAGGTGGACGGATGGCAGTAATAAGGAATCTGGTGGTAAAGGTCACTGCCGATATAGGAAGCTTGAAGAAAGGCTTGCAGGAAGCACAGGATACCATGGCAAACGTGGGGAAGCAGCTTTCAGGAGCAGGAAAAACAATGTCTGCAGCACTTACCCTTCCACTTGCCGGAATGGCGGCGGCTTCATTAAAAGTAGGAGCGGATTTCGAAGCCGGAATGAGTAGTGTCAAGGCTGTATCGGGTGCAACCGGCGAGGAAATGAAACAGCTTGAGGATCTGGCACTTAAAATGGGTGCTGAAACCAAGTATTCGGCAAATGAAGCGGCATCTGGCATTGAGGAGCTTATCAAGGCTGGTGTCAGTGTAAAAGACATCATGGGCGGTGGACTAAAAGGTGCATTGTCCTTGGCTGCGGCTGGCGAACTGGAACTTGCCGATGCTGCCGAGATCGCCTCCACAGTTTTAAATTCCTTCAAAGCCGATGGTTTGAATGTCTCACAAGCGGCTGACATCCTAGCAGGTGCAGCAAATGCCTCTGCGACCAGTGTATCTGAAATGAAATTCAGCTTATCAGCCTGCTCTGCTGTGGCGAGTTCTGTTGGTCTGTCCTTTAAGGATACCAGCACAGCCTTGGCGGCTTTTGCCAACAATGGCTTGAAGGGTTCCGATGCAGGGACTTCACTCAAAACCATGTTGATGAACCTCCAGCCCTCCACCGACAAGCAGGCAAAGCTGTTTAAAGAACTGGGATTGACCACAGAGCAAGGAACCAGTGCCTTCTTCAACGCACAGGGCAAGCTGAAAAGTATGGCTGAAATAGCAGGACTGCTGCAAAGCAGTATGAAGAATCTCACCGATGCTCAAAGGTTACAGGCAATGGAGACCCTGTTCGGCTCGGATGCTATTCGTGCTGCCAATATTCTGTACAAAGAAGGCGCAGACGGTTTAAATAAGATGCAAGCTGAGATGGGCAAAGTCACTGCTGCCGATGTTGCAGCAGAGAGAATGAACAATCTCAAAGGTTCGCTGGAGCAATTGAAAGGCTCAATTGAAACCCTCCAGATTGTTTCAAGTAAAGCATTTCTTCCAATATTAAAACAGCTTGCTGACAAGGCTACCATTCTTGTGAACAAATACATGGAACTGAATCCTGAAATTCGTAAATGGGTCACTATCATACTGGCTGCGATTGCTGCGGTAGGACCCTTGCTTATGATTTTGGGAGGCCTATCCTCGGGATTGTCAGTGCTTGCAGGGGCTATTTCCTTTATTGCCTCACCTATCGGCTTGGTAGTAGTGGCGATTGCAGGCTTGGTTGCAGGCTTTATTTGGTTGATGAACAGCAATGAGGATTTCAGAAATTCAGTACTCTCTGTATGGGGTGACATACAGGCAACCTTCAAGGAAGTGCTTGACTTTATCCAAGGCAAGGTTGCCGAAGTTCTACCAGGCATCAAGGCAAAATTCACCGAGGTGTTTGGTAATGTACTTGAGTTTATAAAGAGTTTTGCTGCAAATGCTGTAAAAACCTTTAATATGTTTATTAACGGTTTTAAAGGCGGTGACTTAGGCAGCACAGCAAGTGGTTGGGAAACTGCATTTTATAGAATCGGGGCAGTGGTCAACACTGTTTTCAATGGTCTCGTTTCGGTGATACAGCCGGTAATGCAGACCATTTTTACAATTGTCAGTGATGTGGTAACAGGCATCTGGAATTTCTGGAACACTTATGGGAAACAGATATTTGACACTGTTGTGGGTATTTTCAACGGAATTCTTGTATTTGTACAGCCCATACTGGCACAGCTTTTTGCTTCCTTTGCCCAGTTTGCAAGCTATCTGACACCGATATGGGAGAAAATAAAAACCTTGCTTTCCTCGCTTTGGCCTGTAATCCAGCAGCTTTGGACACTTCTTCAGCCTGTGTTTATAGCAATAGGAGCGGCAATTGCCGCAGTGATGGGAATTGCGGTTGGAGTTTTAAACGGAATTATTCAGGCATTGGGACCATTCATTCAAGCGGTTCTGGATGCTGTGAATTTTATCATAAACCTCATTGGCTTTGTGGTTGCTATCATAAATGGTGACTGGGCAGGCGCATGGAACTTCCTCGTGGAAGCTGCCAAGTCGGCATGGAGCATGCTGTCGAATCTGTTCACAACCATTGTCAACCTGGTGAAGGGTTTTGTAGATGGGATTGTATCATTCTTCAAAGGCCTTTGGTATGCACTGGTCGGCGGTTCAATAGTGCCAGACCTTGTGAATGGGGTTCTCTCCTGCTTTTCAAACATGGTTTCAGGAGTTACGAATTTCGTGGGCAACCTTGTCGGAGCAGTTTCGGGTGCATTCGGAAAGATTGGCTTAGTTGTAGGTGATGTAGTTGGCAGTGCATGGAACTGGGGCAAAAACATGATGGGCAATCTGGTGGATGGAATCAA